TCGAATGTAACCAGCAGATGGTGAACCATCACGTTGTAGCTCTGTACCACTAGGTAATACTGCTGATCCTGTTGTTGCTGTGCGTGGAATCTTAGCATCAAGCTGTGTTTGTACATTAGAGGTAACACCGTCTACATAGTTGAGTTCAGCAGTCGATGCTGTAATACCATCAAGTACATTCAATTCTGTTGCTGTTGATGATACACCTAGATTAGCTAATGCTGTTGGTGCATCATTTAAATCTGATAAGTTATTAGATGAAGTTAATAGTCCAGCAGTTGATACAGCTGTAATTTGCCATATAGATCCATTATAAATTCTTGTTTCATTAGCTGAGGTATTAAAGTACCAATCACCTGTAGTTACTGGATCGCCATTACCATCAACAGTTGGATTAGAAGATAATGCACCTAAATAGAAAGCATCAATACTAGAGACACTTGCGGCAGCTGCAGCAGCGCTTGTGGCTGCGTCTGAAGCAGAGGTTGATGCTGAACTTGCTGAGGTAGATGCAGATATTGCGCTTGTAGCAGCATTGGTTTCTGATGTTGCAGCGTTAGTAGCTGATGTGCTTGCACTAGAAGCACTACTAGAAGCTGAAGTTGCAGATGTTGCTGCTGCCGTAGCACTGGTTGAAGCAGCACTTGCTTGTGTAGTTGCAGTCGTTGCACTAGCACTTGCTGAACTAGCAGAACTAGCTGCATTAGTTTCTGATGTTGCAGCAGCTGTAGCACTAGCTGCTGCGTTAGTTGCTGCTGTTTGAGCTGTTGTTACTTGAGCAGTTAAGTTTACTCCATTAACAACTATAGATGTTACATTAGCTGTACCTACATTAAGAATGTCATTGCTATTAAAGTCAAGATCATTCTCCATTGTGTTAGGTTCACCAGCTGGATTATTTCTGTATAATACGTTATTTTGAAATTCTGACTCAATGGCATTAAATGCAGTATTTAACGCAGTGGTGGATGCGTAACCTGATGTTATGTCATTAATGGTAAACTTAGCCATTTATAGATCCTTTTTCCAATTAAAACGTTGTCCTCTTAAATGTTTAGGAACAATCATAGATTTAACTTGTCCTTCTTTACTTGTTTTAAATTTATTACTTAACTCTGAACCTTTTTTATATCTTTCTTTTTGTGTTTTTTTACTAATTGCTTTGTTAACTTGTCTTAATACTGAATAAGATACAGGTTTACTGTAACTAGATTTAGATACAGTTTCTTTAATCATTTGTTTAATACTTTCAGGGATCTTATCCCCTTTTATAATTTTAACAGGACTTGGTTTAATCTCTGTCATTTTACGAGCCTGTGCTACCCTATAAGCTTTCTCTGATACCTGAGCAACCTTACCTGGTCTACCTGCAGGACCTGGTAATTTACCTGTAGCTTTAAGTGCATTAAACGCAGTTCTTAATGCAGTCTTAGTATCAAACTTTCTACTTACTGATACCTTAGGAGCTTTCTTAGGTCTAGGCATTACAATTTAATTTTTGTATTAAAATTACTTCTTGTAGGTTTACCTGTTTTTATATTTAATGGAACTCTCATAACAGGGTTTCCTAATTTACCTGCAAAAGACATACTAGCCATTTTCTCCATTTTCTTTTTTTGATTAGCTTTTTTTCTTTTATCTGCTGCTGTAATTTTTTTAGGTTTATAATTAGGTGCATGTTTTGTCATTATTTGTCTCCTACGACTTTAAGACCTATACGTTCTAGATCATCATTTAATTCTTTCTTTGCTTTAGTACTAACCTTAAGTTCTCGTTCCATTTCTTCTTTAGAAGGTCTACCACGTTTCTGTATGTAGCCCTTCTCTACGAGATACTTAGAAGCTTGCACTCCCTTTGCATCATTATCACGTGATGCATGTATAAGAGCCTTAAGCCCTAAAGCTTTAAGGCGAATATCTAATTCATCTCTCCATCCTTGAATCATGTTTTTTAATTCAGGAATCGTATCATTAGCTAACTTGTTCCAGTGATCCCATGACCCTAGAACATCCATAGCAAATTCGTATTCGTAACCTGGTATGTGATCATACGACATATAGATCTTTTTCATAGATTTATATGTAATACCATCACGTTTGATATCCTCATTTTTAGTCGTAAAGACAGGGGGATACTTGCTAGTATCCACCCCATGTCTTAGTTCCCAGAACAGGGATTGAGTGCGATAACGACCTACGTCGTCTTTGTAAGATAAAGTTTTCATAATACTTAAATATTATAACACAAAAGAGGATAAATGTCAAGCAGATATTTTTATTTTCTTAGGTTTTTTATCTTCTGGAATAATACGTTTAAGAGCAATCTTTAACATTCCATTTAACATTTCTGCATTATAAACTTCAATTTGATCATTCAATGCAAATGTTCTAGTAAATGCTCTATTAGCAATTCCTTTAAATAAAAAGTCATTGTCATTGTTTTCTGTAGAAGACTTTATATTACCTTTAATAATTAATTTACCTTCTTTCATTTCAATATCAATCTCATTCTTACTAAAACCTGCTACTGCCATTTCAATAGTGTAATGAGTATCATCTATCTTTTTGATATTGTATGGAGGATAATTAGGAATATTCTTAGTCCAGGCATCTAGATTTTTAAATTGATCATCGAAACCTATAAAGAATTTATCAAAGTCTTGAAACATAGTTGGAAGTAATCTACTTACCATAGTATTCTCCTTATGAAGCGAGTTAAAAAAAATACGGTATCTTTAGACAATAGATCCCCGTATTAGCATATTTGGATTCAGTTACTAAGGACTAAGTAACAGTAAGTTTCGTAAGAAACTAAATTAACTTAGTTAATACAAATATTTTAGCATATTTTTAAAGAAAAGTCAATAGTATTTAAGAAAATAATTAATTTAAATTACTTATCAGTAAACACTACCTCCTAAGTAGCGTAGCTAGTAGTACTCAGTTCCTTCGTATGCGAGGTGTCAAACAACACCGAGCAACAGTTTAGTTCCCTAATAACCATAATTTTTGTGAGATATTTTTTTATTGCATTTCACTTAATTCAGTGTAGGTGTATTCCCCCCTTAGTGGGGGACATGATACACATTCTCTACTGTAACATTGCTTGTTGTAACTTGTATTGCAATTTTATTACTATTCGCACTATTAAGTTATTGATTTAATTATGAAAATGTATTCTTGATAAATAAATCTTATCACTATTGTAACAGTTGTCTTATCAGATGTTCAATGGTATTTACCATTCCCGTTTTAATTACTATTACAGTTGCATCTCGCACTTGCAATCAAAGATTGCGTGTGCTCCTCTGCTTTCTTCGTAAGGTTATACCGCTCCGCAGCCGCTAGGGGCTGACACACTCCACGATTGACTGGGATTAACAATCCGTGATAACTGTAAGTATCGCATACGAGCTAAAGCTCGTTGCGCCTACTAACAGTTCTAACAGAGCGTTAACCCAGACCCACAATCGAGTGTGTGATTATCACATATATTTACAATTACTTAGGAGTATTACGATGAAACAACTCAAAATTCAATTAACTAAACAAGATTGGAACGATATTGAAATAGCAATAGAAAAAGTTCTAATCAAGCATCTTGGATTACCTGGTGACGATGGTGAAAATCACGAAAATCACCCAGTGTTCCAATTGCAAGAAAGTCAGTTCATGTTCACTGCCGAGGCAGCTTGCATTGATACTTTCAATTACCTTCTAAAAATTTCTAAATAAGGAGTATACTATGGACCAACTAATTGTTCTTGTCAAATATACTAACGAAGACTCAGTGTTCTCCATTGACCCTATCTTCAAAACTGTCGAAGAGTTCACTGATGATCTATTCAATGAAGGTTGGAGATTCTTTTCTTATCAAAAGTATTCTTCTATTGACTACCCTGAGTTCCTTGCTTCACAGCAAGATGAACTTGATAAAGAGTTCAATGAAGAACCAATCGAGCAAGTCGACCGCAAGCAATACTATGACATCAAGCGTCGTATTAATGCCATCGAGACTAAATTACGGTCTCGTCATCTACGCAGTCTGCTTGGTGTTTTCAAGATTCCTTCCATTTGGCACAAGCCTAAAGATGTAACGCTTGACCATCGTGTAATGGGTTGGAGTGATGATCGAGAGCAATCTCAATCAGAAGCAGAATCTTACTGGATAGAACCAGTTGAGATATACTAAATACGAAAGCAAAGCTCACCTTCGGGTGAGAGCTTTGTTTCTCGGAAAAATTTTTTTTAATTTTACTTAGGAGTAATTACAATGGCAACAACTACTACACAAACTAACTACAATAACAATTTCGATATTGCTAAATTTTTCGAGGTCGTTAAAGATGCACCAGCTGGTACAAGATTGTATCTTGCCCAGGTCTTATTAGACAACGCATCAAACATGATGAATCGTCAACAACGTGAGCTTCGTTCACAAGTTGAAGACTTAGTCGATGAGTTACAAACTGTTAGAGATGCACGTAAGAAATACTACGAGCAACTTGAACGTTCAACCAACGTTAAAGGTTAATCAAACTAGGGTGGCAGTTTCAATACTGCTACCCTTTTTTTATGTTCACTTGAGGTTGTAACTATGGATAAATTTTTATCAGCGTGTAACTATGACACGTTGCTTGAGGTTTACTGTATTGCGTGGTATACTAAGTTCAAGAGGTTTCCTGCAAGGTCTGACAAAAAGCTAGATCGTGCTACTCTCGAACGTCGTATTGATTTGCTACGTCGCCACAGGTAAACCATTTATATAATTAACAGAATAGGCAAAATATTATGTCACAGATCAAAGATAAATTTTTCGAGGTTCTAGTTCGTGAAGAATCTATGTGCAAATATACTGTTCGTGCTAATGATCAAGAACAAGCTGAGCGTTTGTATGAACAACACAAAGATTTCTATAATCCACATACTAGGCAAATTGTTTCACAAGATAGTCACATCATAGAGATTGGAGAATCAAATGATCCTTTTTGAAATTATTATATGGATCTTAGTAGGTCTAGTTTATTTAGGTGGTGTCATCTGGGCTTTCAAAGACTGGATAGATTTAGATAATTTATTATACTCAGAAGATGAACAGTGGTATAATAATGACGACGAGCATCTTGGTGTATAATACGAGTCTGCCCTGCTAGGGCGAAGGGCATCCTCTTTGGAGTGATGTATTTTGTAATCAATAGGAGTAGTCATAATGAAACCTATAGCAATGCACACCTTAGCTACAACAGTAACAAAGGACGAAGTCCTAGCTTACTTTAGAAGCAGAGGTCATGTAGTAAAAAACAGAATAGGTATGTCGGAAGATTATCAATGGAACGAAGAACTCGGTCACCATAGAGTCAAACGATATTTCCTAGAACATGCCATTGGTTTTTATGATAATGATGACGGAAGATTCAGACGAGCCTTCTGTATATCAGATAATCATAGATACAAACCAGATGAATGGCATTGGACTTTGTATGATATGTATCTCAACAATACTATTCAGATAAGTTTACTTACAGGTAGATCTAACAATGGCAGACAATATGATAGAACAGACACAGTAGCTGACTCTATCTGGTATGACATGCATGGTATTGAATGTTATTACAAAGACGGTAGAATCAAACGAGGTTTTGGTAATCATCTTACTCGCAGACTAGGTGGTTTTTGTAGTTCATCACGCACTACAGCAGTCATGTTAAGTATTGCAAGGAATGCACTTGATATGAATGATGATCTAACAAATCCAACACAAGCTATTTGTGATAGATTTGGTATACCTAATCGTGGGTTCTTTCAACATGATCACTTCAACAATCATGTTGTATTAATGAAAGAAAAACTCAAACGAATTTGTCTATCAGGTAAACAAGTTTGGACACAAAAATCTACAGATCCTACTGATCATGGTTATGTTGTAGATGAACATCGTGATAATAGATATAGAGAAAATCATACATACTATTTCAAACTACCTAATGAAGTATATGTAGATGAAGAGTATGTTGATCGAGACACAGTTAACATGATTGAATGTCAACAATGTGATCACGAACATCTCGAAGAGTATATGATACCAACACAAGGTGGACATCTATGTCTTGACTGTGCTCCTTCTAGTTATCGTATACATAATTATTCCGCTCAAGTAGAAGACATGCTAGAGTTCAAAGCTACAAAAGTAAAAGAAAATCCTCTTTACTTTGGTATAGAACTCGAATATGAGTCCGCTCAAAAGATGCGTAAAACTAGAGTATACACAGGAAATAAGCTTACAAAACATGCACTTATGAAGCATGATGGTTCGCTTAGAGATGGTGTAGAGATAGTCAGTTGTCCCGCTGAGTTTGATATTCACAAACCATTATACAAATCATTCCTTGATGATTTGCCCGACAACATTACAGTATCTTCCAGGACTGGTATGCATGTTCATGTATCACGTAAAGCATTGTCACCACTACAAGAAGGTCGTATCATTGACTTCATGAATCGTAGTGATAATCAAAACTTTATACGTAAGATAGCTATGCGTCCAAGTAATAACTATCAACGAGCACATGATCATACATTCAGACATGCGTTGCGAACACGCAAAGCATTTAACAATGGGGAAAGTTTATACTATCCCAAGTATGCAAATCTTAACATTGGTAAACTAAACACTATTGAGTTCCGTGTGTTCAGCACACCTAGAACTTACAAAGAGTTTAGTATCAAGTTAGAGTTTGTCAAAGCATTAATTGATTATTGTCAACTAGCATGGTATAATGTAGGTATCAAGAGTCAGACCTATTATACTAATTTTATGGATTGGCTCAGTAAACAACGCAAGTCATACGCTGATTTGTATTCATTTTGTAAGGAGAAGTCACTATGTGTATAGCAATATATAAACCAAAAGGTAAAATAATTAATAAAGCAACACTAAAGCGTTGCTATGAAGCTAACCCTGACGGTGCAGGATTTATGTATGCACAGTCTAAAAAACTACATATACAAAAAGGTTTCTTTGACTTTGATAAGTTCTATGAAGCATACAAAGAACATGAGGCTAAGAAATGTATCATTCATTTCCGTATCAAAACTCATGGCAAGATAGATGAAACAAACTGTCACCCATTTCATATCAATGATTCAATGGGCTTTGTGCACAACGGCACAATCTCTGGGTTTGGTAACAACATACATAGTGATACAATACAGTTCAATGAAGCTATCTTACAAAAGCTAGTAGGCAAGTGGGGTAACCTATCCTTGTTTGAAGATCCTATTGTCAATCTAATTGAAGGTCGTATTGGTTACAGTAAGTTGATTATGCTTGATCGACACGGTAACCATAAGATATTCAATGAAGATAAAGGTCAATGGGATGGTGGTGTATGGTATTCTAATACATCATACAGACCTAGACCTAAGTATAAACAGTCATCATTTAATTGGGATAAATACAAATGGAACACAGGATCTAGTTATAGATCTAATCCCGCAAAGCTTACGCACTCGGTATCGGAGCCCGAACCGATTGCTCAGGCTGTGCTTGAAGTAGGTGATGAGTGTCAAGTAGTAGAACCTATTGTAGATCACATGACACAAGCTACTATTGATATTGGTGAATATGTAGAGATTGTAGCATGTAACAAGAATGGCACAGTAGATATTATTACTGATACAGATTATTCTACTAATACTCCATTTATATTTTACAATGTGTCAGCTAACAAATTAATGAAGGAGGATTACGGTTTTGACTTTGACTACTAAATGTGGTATAATATTAATACTATGTGTTATTAGTTTTATGGTGTTTAGTAAAACAATAACTATTTATAACCCAGACGGAACTATTACTGTTTGTGAATTAAATGAAGAGACAGGAACTATGTTCTGTATCTAGTATAAGGATAGTATTATGAGATGCATTGCGTGCAATAAAAATCTCAATGACTTTGAATCAACACGTAAAGATAGTGAAGGACACTATATAGATTTATGTAACCATTGTTATCATGAAGTTCAAGCAGATATTCATGCTGAAGAAAGACCAGATCTTTCTGAAGGTAATGATGAGATGTTTGATGATGATGAATGGATTGAGTTCGATCCAGAGTAAAGCATAAAAAGCCCTGCTTCCGTGTGGGAAGTCAGGGCTGTTATGCGTATACGATATTACTTATTGCATACATACATTGTTACTTCAAAGCCGAAACGCATTTCAGTTGCTGATGGTTTTGTCCACATAATGTATTCCTTTCTATATAGATTAATATACTTTTATTAGTATATATGTATATTATACACTATTTGTGTAGGATTTGCATCGGTTATTGTATGAGTTACAACTAAGGAATTTAATGAGTAAGTTTATTAGACATTTACCCTGCCCTAAATGTCGTAGTCGAGACAACTTAGGCGAGTATGAAGATCATTTCTATTGTTTTGGATGTCAGTATTACAAAACAAAACAAGATCTGGAATCGTTACGCAACAGATTAAAAGAGAAACGACCCAGTAATGTAGCCACTAGTGTGTTAAATGTAACTGAAGAGCTACCTCAAGTAGCGATGAAGTGGTTATTGTCTTATGGTATTACACCTGACGAGATAGTTAAATATAATTTTCAATGGTGCACTGATAATGGAACTCTTATCTTACTTAACACAGGTAGTTACTGGCAAGGTAGGTCATTTAAATCTTATGGTCCTAAATATCTATCCAATGGAGCTAAGCCCTTGACAGTTTACGGAAAACATGATACAATAATTTTAGTAGAAGATATTTTATCAGCAATTAAAGTATCTAGGAATCAGCAAGTCTGCTCCGCTCCCCTATTAGGGAGCAGCCTTGCTTCTAATTTTGAACAGGAGTTAATAAACAATTACAAGTCAGTTTATGTTTGGCTCGACAGAGACAAAGCAAAGAATGCAGTAAAGATAAAGAACAGACTAAAAGGTTTAGGTCTAGATAGTAAAGTAATAGTAACTAATCTAGATCCTAAAGAGTATAACAATAAGGAGATTGAACAGTGGTTGAAGAACAGATAATTAAATTGTTCTGTGAGGATAAAGCGTATTACTCTAAGTATTATAGATATGTCAACCTTAATTATATTAAGACTAACTATACTTCACATTACAAACTATTTAACAGTATAGACAGTTACTATAATGCATATGAAGATAAGAATAGTATCAGTACAACTGAATTAGAAATACAATACAACAGTAATTATTTATTACAAGAGTCAGAGCGTAAAGAACTTACGCATCTTGTAACCCGAATCTTTGAAGCTGAAATCACCAACAAAGATGCTGTAGTAAATCTCCTAAACGAGCATCGCAGGCGAGGATTAGCGGGTGACCTCGCCAAGCTTGCTCTTGATGTAGAAGATGGGAGTGCTTCACCTGATAGTTTAATAGAAAAATTTAAAGACTTTGAAGAAGATGAAATAAAAGATCAAGAATTTAATATTCAAAGTATGGATCTTGATGACATCTACGAAGAACAAGAAAAGAATCCAGGTCTCCGTTGGAGACTTAATTGGCTTAACAAATCAATAGGCAGCTTACGCAAAGGTAACTTTGGATTTATCTTTGCTAGACCTGAGACAGGTAAAACTACCTTCTTAGCTAGTGAAATAACACACATGATTAAACAAACAGATGGTGATATACTATGGTTCAATAACGAAGAAGCTAACATAGGGGTTGCTGAAAGAATTAACCAAGCCTTTGCAGGTGTTGAACGTAACATCCTCAAAGGTCAGCAACGACAAGCTTACAAAAAACAATACAATGATATAGTAGGTAACAGAATTAAACTAATTGGTAATGAAATAACAGAGTCTACTAACCCTAAAATAATTGAAGATGTACTTAAAAAATATAATCCTGCATTAATTATCTTTGATCAGATAGATAAAATCAAAGGTTTCAAAGCAGATCGTAATGATCTAGAACTCAAAGCTATCTATCAATGGGCTCGTGAGATTGCAAAGAAATATGCACCAGTCATTGCAGTATCGCAAGCATCAGGTGAAGCTGATGGTAAGCTATGGCTTACAATGAACATGGTAGACGGTAGTAAAACAGGTAAACAAGGTGAGGCTGACTGGATGTTAGGTATAGGTAAAGAACAAGACAACACTTCAAGACTTAGATACTTCAACATACTGAAGAACAAGTTACCAGGTGATGATGATACTCTACCTGACCTAAGACATGGCAGCACTCAAGTATTAATTAAACCAGAGATAGCAAGATATGAAGACATCTAAACCATATATAACACTAGATGTAGAAACAACTACATCAAATAAAGGTAATCCTTTTGATCAGACTAACAAGCTATGTTATGTAGGTATTGATCAAGAGGTATATAATATCGAGTATGATGTTGAGCCCTACAAGGAAAATCTCCTAAGTATCCAAGAGTCTATTGACTCTTCCACTGTCCTTGTGGGGTTTAATATCAAATTCGATTTACATTGGTTAGCTCGATACGGTATTAAATTTGCAAACAAAAGAATATGGGACTGTCAAGTAGTTCAGTTTATACTAGACGGACAAGCAAATCCATATCCTAGTCTTAATAGTGTTGCTGAACATTATGGATTAGAATCTAAACTGGACGTGGTGTCAGAACAGTATTGGAAAAATGGTATTAATACACCAGATATACCAGAAGAAATACTGACTGACTATCTTAAACAAGATGTTAAACTAACTGAACAAATCTTTGTTAAGCAAATGGAAGAACTCAATAAAAGACCTGAGCTTAAACGATTAGTTAGCTTACACAATCAAGATCTATTAGTATTGCAAGAAATGGAATTTAATGGTATACTATATGATTATGATAAAAGTAAAATACTAGGAGACGAACTTGAAGAACAGATTGCTAAACTTGATCAAAGACTTTTTGAATACCACGGCTTTGATAATTTTAACCCTAATAGCGTGGACCATCTTTCTGCTTTCCTTTATGGTGGGACTATTAAGTACAAGCGTCAGCGTCCTGTCGGACATTACAAATCGGGGGCTAGAAAAGGTGAGGTCAAACTACAATGGTTTGATGAAGAACACGAATGTGGACGACGAATACTACCTTTAAAAGGTACTGAGCTCGCTAAAGAAGGTCTTTATTCTACTGATGAAAAGACCTTACGCTCACTCAGACCTAACAAACAAGGTCAAGAAATTCTAGATATACTCTTAACAAGAGCTACTCTAGAAAAACGTAAGTCAACTTACTATGTAGGTTTATGTAAGTTGATTGATGATAACAACTGGAAGAAAGGAGAAATACATGGTCAACTAAATCAGTGTGTAGCAAGAACAGGTAGGTTATCAAGTAGTCGACCTAACCTGCAAAACTTTGATGGAGAGATTAAGTCTCTCTTTACTTCAAGATATTAAGGAGATATTATGAAATTTATAGATAAGTATGTAGATGAAACTATACTAGCTGGTCTTATTGCAGCATTTGCTTTAGGCTTAGCAGTATGGTTAATGGGAACATCACCTAAGAAAGATGAGTTTACAGTATTGTTAGATGAGAATATGACAGATGAAATTGTTATTACTCCTCAAGTATATGAACCATTACCTGAGATTGTAATTAATGATCCAATCTTACCACGTGCATTACCACCATTAATTGAAGGTGGTGAGGTATACTTCGAGGAACTATAATGTTATTACAGGCAGATGCTAAACAACTAGAGTGGGTAGGTGCTGCCTACCTAAGTCAAGACGACCTAGCCATACAAGAAATCTGGGATGGAACTGACATGCACTCTGACAACCAGACTAGGTTTGGATTACCATCTAGGCTAATAGCCAAGACATTCGTATTCAGACTTATCTATGGTGGTTCTGCCTACTCATATGCTAACGATCCTAACTTTAAAGAGATTGGTAATGAAGCTTATTGGAAAAACATTATTGATCAGTTCTATAATAAATATACTAAATTAAAGGAGTGGCACGATGAAATAGTATTTAAAGCTAAACGAGATAGGAAACTCACTATGCCAACTGGTCGTGTGTATTACTACGAACCAGAGGTTACGAGCTATGGTGTTAAACACCCACGCACTAAGATACTAAACTATCCAGTGCAAGGCTTAGGTGCTGACTTAATGTCAATAGCAAGAGTATCCTTACGTAATAGATTACTCGACAAAAAAGGAGTGAAACTAATAAACACAGTTCACGATTCAATTATACTTGACTTTGATCCTAAAATATGGGATAATATAAGTATAGTTAAAATTGTTGAGAAATGTTTTAACGATGTACCTGATAACTTTGAAAAGTTATTTGGACATAAGTTCAACTTACCCATGAGAGTCGAATGTGAAGTCGGTGAAACATGGGGCAATATGGAGACAGTTAATGTTAATTAATATTATTGATGTAGCACAACCACAAACAAGTACTAACCGTAATGGTCGTCAATACCAGTCAATAGAAGTGACTTATAAAGATGACCAAGGTAGAGTTAGTAGCAAAAAACTAATGTCATTTTCTAACCCAGAAGTGTTTAGAACAGCACAAACTTGGGAAAAAGGTGATGAAGTAAATATTGCTATGGAGAAAGACGATGCAGGTTACTGGAACTGGATTGCAGTGCTAGCACCTGGAGAGGTGGCGTCTGCGCCTACAAACCAAAGCGTAGCGACAGCTTCGACAGGTGATAAAAAACCTGCAAGTAAATCAACCAGAGTTACTGGTAGTAACTACGAAACAAAGGAAGAGCGAGCACTACGACAACTAATGATAGTGCGACAGAGCTCTTTATCAAATGCAGTAGCTACACTAGCGACACATGGAAGTCCATTGTCTAGTGACCAAGTAATCACATTAGCTAAGCAGTATGAACGGTTTGTAATGGAAGGTAACTCTTCTAATACAAGTATTGATGATCTAACTGGAGATATTCCTTACTAATATGGAAGCTTTAATTGACCAAGATTTAGTGTGTTTTCGATGCGCAGCAAGCGCAGAGAATGATGACTTAGGTATAGCTATATACAGAGCTAACGAATTGTTTGATCAGATTATTGAAAAGACAGGAGCTAGCTCTTATAGAGCTTTCTTAACAGGTACTAATAACTTTAGAAAACAAATCTACCCTGAGTATAAAGCTAATCGGACAGCACCAAAGCCTAAACACCTTGATGACTTAAGAGCATGGAGTGTGTCTGAGCTTAACGCAGAGGTAGCAGATGAAGGACTAGAAGCAGATGATATGCTTGGCATCTATCAAACAGATGACACTATCATTTGTAGTTTAGATAAGGACTTATTACAAATACCAGGTCGACACTTCTCTTGGGAAATTAATGGTAAAGGCTGGACAAGACCTGATACGTTCACTGAACAAACTGAACTAGAAGGTCTTCGTCTATTTTATGAACAGTGTATTAAAGGAGATCGCAGTGACAATATCAAAGGCATTGAAGGCATGGGGGAGAAGAAAGCTAAGGTACTTCTCGCTAATGCGCAGTCAGAAAAAGAAATGCGTGATATAGTATTAGATGTTTATGGATTTGAAGGAGAATTTTTAATGAATGCAAGTTGTTTATGGATTCTTCGTAATGATCGACAGAAATATATAGATAGATATGCCAACATTTAAAAGTAAGTTTGAAGCAGCTGTGTGGAAAGAGCTGCGCAAACATTATAAGTCGTGTAAGTATGAACCAGATAAGCATGAGTATATACAACCTGTTATACATAGGAAGTATATACCAGACTTTAAAATAGGACGTAATGTTTACATTGAAGCAAAGGGTAAACTAGACTTAGCAACAAGACAGAAGATGGTATGGTTTAAAGAGTCCAACCCGCATATAACCATTATCTTTCTATTTATGAACGCTGACAATAAGATAACTAAACGCAGCAAAACAACATACGCTATGTGGGCTGAAAAGAATGGTTTCTTATGGTTAGATTACAGGAGTGATTGGATAAATGATTATAAAAAACTTAAGAAAAAATGAAGACGGATCTTATGATTTTGATTTCAGTGTAGACAACTTAGAAGCTGAATTCTTAATGGATCATGCTATTAAAGATCTAATAAGAAACGGTATTATAAAAGTAAATGAAGGTGATGCCGAGTTAGAAATACGAGGCATGGAAGAAAACGAAGGGACAATACAATGAAACACTTAGTTATACCAGACTGCCAGGTCAAGCCTGGTCAGTCGGTTAAATATCTAGAAAATATAGGTAAGTATATAGCAGAGAAACAACCAGAAGTAATAGTCTGTATAGGTGACTTTGCTGATATGCCTAGTTTATCATCATACGATGTAGGTAAAAAAGTCTTTGAAGGTAGGACATACAAAGCAGACATACGTGCAGCACACAAAGGTATGGATGCATTACTAGGTCCAATGCGTAAGCTACAAGCAAGACAAGCTAAAGCTAAAAAGAAACAATACAAACCTCGTATGATACTAACACTAGGTAATCACGAGGACAGAATAGATCGTGCAGTTAATGATGATCGTAAGTTAGAAGAACTAATTAGTATAAAGGATTTAAACTATGAACAGTACGGTTGGGAAGTATATGATTTTCTTGACGTGGTTGTGGTTGATGGTATTGCTTACTCTCACTACTTTGCGAGTGGTGTCATGGGCAGACCAGTTACCTCCGCTTCTGCTTTACTTAACAGAAAGCACATGTCATGTTTCGCAGGACACCAGCAAGGAAGACAAATTGCATACGCTAGAAGAGCTGATGGCAGAGAGATAACTGCTATTATAGCAGGTAGTTGTTATGAACACAATGAAGATTACTTAAATCACCAAGGTAATCAGCATTGGAGAGGCTTTTATGTATTACATGAAGTAAAAGATGGTGCGTTTGATGAGATGGCAGTCTCATTAAATTACGTAAATAAAAAATATGGTATTGACAAACGTCGTAGAAAGTGATATAATATGGTACAAGCTTTGAAAAAACAAGTTGGTGGTAAGCATTACTCTAAGTTTGCAATACAACCTACAGAGTTTATATACAAAAACAATATACCTTTTATTGAAGGATGTGCTATTAAATACCTCTGCCGTTGGCGAGATAAAGGTGGAGTACAAGATCTAGATAAAGCTATACACTTTATTGAGATGTTAAAGGAGTTAAACAATGACACAGTTTGAAAACGTTAGATTCAATTCTAAAGCTAACAATAAAAAGTATGAAGATAACTATGATAAAATCTTTCGTAAGAAAGAGAAAGAAACTAAGAAGGTGAGGAAGAAATAATGCTTACGGTTTCAGAACTTATTGAAGAGCTTTATTATGTAGACGAAGTAACTTTATTAGAAACATTAGGAATTACATCAGAAGATATAATTAATAAGTTTGTAGATAGAGTCGAAGAACATCAAGATGAGCTTCGAGAATTGATTAATGATAACAAAGAAGGGTTTGATTTTTATGACTATGACGATAAGGAATGAGTTACCTACTCTATATCAACAGGTAATTCACTCATCAAGATACGCAAGATATATACCAGAAAAACATAGAAGAGAAACATGGGAAGAAACAGTTGACCGATTAGTTACTTACCTAAAAACTAAAACACCTACATTAGAAAAAGACATAGAAGAACTGCGTGAAGCAGTACTTAATCTAGAAGTAATGCCTTCTATGAGACTAATGATGACAGCGGGTGAAGCATGTGAACGTGATAACATTGCAGCATATAACTGTAGTTATCTAGCTGTCAACAATAAACGTGCTTTCAGTGAAGCACTATATATATTAATGAATGGTACAGGTGTAGGTTTTAGTTGTGAACGACAAGAAATTAACAAACTACCTAGTGTACCAGACAAAGTAGAGTTATGTGATGATGTTATTGTAGTCGAAGATAGCAAGTTAGGATGGGCTAAAGCCTTTAAAAAATTAATCTCTCATTTATATGAGGGTGATATACCTAACTTTGATCTTTCTAAAATAAGACCTGCAGGTGCTCGCCTCAAGACCTTTGGTGGTAGAGCAAGTGGATCTGATCCATTGAAACAACTATTTGATTTTGTAATAGAAACTTTCAAACAGGCTGAAGGACGTAAGCTTTCCTCTATCGAAGTACATGACATCATGTGTAAGATAGGACAGATCGTTGTGGTCGGTGGTGTCAGACGATCTGCTCTTATCTCTTTATCTAACTTGACTGATCGCAGAATGCGTGAAGCTAAAATGGGAGCATGGTATGAACCAAAAAATTACCCATATAGAAATATTGCAAATAACTCCGTTGCCTACACAGAAACACCTGACAGTGAGACTTTCATGGAAGAATGGTTATCTTTGGTCAAGTCTAAATCAGGTGAGCGAGGAATCTTTAATAGAGTTGCTGCACAAAATCAAGCCGCTAAGTGGGGACGAAGAGATCCAAGTCTTAGCTACGGAACGAACCCTTGTAGCGAGATTATCCTACGTGATAAACAATTCTGTAACCTTACAGAAGTTGTTGTTAGGGCAGGAGATACAGAAGAAAGTTTAAAACGTAAGATTAGATTAGCTACTTTATTAGGTACTATTCAATCTACAATGACAGACTTTAAATTCTTATCAGCAGAATGGAAACAAAACACTGAAGAAGAAAGACTACTTGGTGTATCATTAACTGGTATCATGGATGCTAAAATTACATCTAATCCTGATCCTAAAATGCTAGAAAGATTAAGAGATGAAGCTAGAAAGACTAACAAAAAGTACGCAAAACTTCTTGAGATACCTGAATCAGCAAGTATTACATGTGTTAAGCCAAGCGGTACTGTATCTCAATTAGTGGACTCTGCCAGCGGCATTCATGCTCGTCATCATGATCAGTATATCAGAACTATCAGGATGGATAAAAAAGATCCTATTACAGATTTTCTAATTGCTGCAGGATTACAACATGAAGATTGTCAAATGAATCCTAAAACTACCTATGTCTTTAGTTTTCCAATTAGAGCACCTAAAGGTGCGCTAACTAGAACTAGTAAGACAGCTATTGAACAGTTAGAGTTGTGGTTAACATATCAAAGACATTGGTGTGAGCATAAACCATCAGTAACTGTATCAGTAAAAGATAAAGAATGGGTAGAAGTAGGTGCATGGGTATGGAATCATTTTGATGAAATCAGTGGTGTATCATTCTTACCACATAGTGATCATACATATGCACAAGCACCATACCAAGATGCTACATCTGAAGAAGTTAAAGCTTTAGAAAAGATTACTCCTAGTAAACTAGATTGGAGTTTATTTATAGAAGAAGATGATAACACAACAGGTACACAAGAACTTGCGTGTTCATCAGGAAGCTGTGAAATTATATGATAGCAACATTACAACCAATATGCGGAGTACAATTAGGTATAGAGTTTACTGAGGCAGAAGTTAATGATCAAGTAATTAGCTACTGTCTTATAGACTTACTTATATTAAGAATACAAGTAGCATGGTTTAAAGAATGAAGGTATGTATTATAGGCAGCAGAAGCCTTGATTCTGCAGATAAAGTACTACCTATTATAGATAAGTTTATTAAAGAGCTCCCTTCCTCTACATTAACTTTCTTAATAGGTAGTGCTAAAGGTGTTGATCCTCTATCAAAACATTATGCCCAGTCACATGGGCATGATGTGGTAGAGTTTCTACCTTATCATTTACTGGATAGCTCAGTTGAGTTTGATAGTAAATATTTTTTTATACGTACTAAACAAATGCTAGATAATGCAGATAGAGTTCTAGCAATCTGGGATACTAAAAGCAAAGGCACTCACTATGCAATTAAATATACCCAGAAGCTAGAAAAACCTATAATGATTATAAAGGTTCCACAATGACCAGAATATATACTAAATCAGGTGACAAAGGTGAAACAGGTTTACACAATGGTGAACGTGTAAGTAAGTCCTCAGACAGAATAGAAGCTATTGGAACTATAGATGAATTAAATTCTTTTATAGGTCTATCTATGTCAGAGGTAATACCAATCATAATACGTAATGCATTACATAAAGTTCAACATGATTTATTTGATATAGGTGGAGAACTAGCTACACCTAAAACGTATACTTTACAGAATAACAAAGTTATATATCTAGAAAAAGTTATTGATGATTTAAGTAGTAGACTAGATATACTACGAGAGTTTATCATACCTGGTGGATATAAGACTGCTTCTCAATTACATGTAGCTAGATCGATCTGCCGTAGAGCAGAGCGTAACTGTATAGCTTTAGGTAATGTTAATCCTGCTACACTTAAGTATCTAAATAGGCTATCTGATTTACTATTTACTATGGCTAGATACCTAAATGCATGTAAGGGGTATAAAGATGTAGTATGGAAAAAGGATGATTCTTAATTATGTATTAGTTATTCTATTTGATGTAAGTATAGAGATTACTCCGCCTCAGTATGTAGGACACTTTGCAAATTGTGAGTATGCGTTTGAGTATGCTGCAAAACACTATCCAAAGAATGACTGGTCTTGTCTTCACGAAGATTATATTTATCTTCCCAAAGATCTAACAGAGAGATACTACTACCCAGACTCCACAGATTAATTGGATACATTAAGTAGATCTAATCCTTTTTGTATTACCTCATCTGTAAAATAAGATAAAGATTTTGAACCACCTTCAGCTCTTGCAGTAGCTTTAATCCACTCTTTCATATTTACATTAGATGGTTTTTGCTTAATCCAATCTGGTTTAGATACATCTACACCTTGACTCTTTGCTAACAACTTAGCATAGTTTTCTAAATGTGGCATTAACTTACCATTTTTTTCAAAGTATTCTTTCTCATCTGGCTCTGAAGCATATCTATTTACATAAGTTTCATAAGAGTCTGTAGCATTTAAGTTAGCTTGAACTACTTTAGCTAAGGCTCTTACTCCATGTTCAGGAGTTTTAAAAGTAACAAAAGTATCTTCATCAGGATTGTCTACCATACCTTGCCATTTGTCTGATGTTATTTTAATATTACCTAAGTTATTATTTTTAATATTTCTAATATCTAATGTTTTTTTATTTTGAGGAATATTAACTTCTTTACCTATATTACCTATAGGTACTTCATCATAATCTAATGTAATACTTTGTGGTTCATCTTCAAAGAAAGGACTCTTACCTTCTTTAATACGTTTCTTACCATGGTCTACTGCTTTCTTATATGCAGATTCTGCAGCAGGAGTTTTTTTCTCACCTGCTTTAATAGCAGCTATTTCATCTTTAGTAAGACCTGGTACTAATAAAGGCATATGAACTTTTGTTTTTTCTCCAAACATATCTAAATCTACATCAATAGATTGCTCAGTCATAGTATAGCCGTCTTTATCTTTTATCTGACCTAAAAATCCTTGGTTCGATTTCATAGTAAAATCTTGACGTACCATATCAGGGTCTAACTGAAGTTCTGCTACTATTTCAGGTTTATCAAACCATTCATTACTTAACTCTGCTTGTATATTACTATCGAGGAACCACTCGCTCATTCTGATTCTCCTTAATTCCTATTTGTCCATTAGGTAACATATACTTAGTACCTGGTTGTAAGTTATTCCATTCTATTAGATCATTAACACGGACTATTCTAGTTTGATTTCCACCAAAACCTAACACAGGAAAATCTCTTTTGAGAACTTGATCCATCATATCCTTAGGATCTTTGTTATTTATTTTAGCCATAATAGCTATATAATTATTAACACGATCTAAATCTACATTAACTAAAGGATCATCAGAGTATAATCTACCTTGTTCTTTATCTACAATTAACTTTCCTTTAAGATCTTCATAAGTATCTAACATATAAAAGTTAATAGCTGATTTATAAAAAGCTAAGTTATTACTAACTTCTTTTCTATATTTACTTTTATTATTAGACATCATTTCTCT